ATTCTGTACCTGAAGCTAAGTTAGAAGAATTTGAGGAAGAATATTCCGAAGAAGAATTTGATGACGAGGTGGAAGAAACACTCGATCAAACTGAAGACGATGAGTTGGAAGAAAGTGATGAGCCAGAAATGTCTGGTGACATCGAGCTTGACGACAGCGAATACGATTATTTAGTTTCTGCCAAAGAGTTCCTAAATGAGAACGGTCTTGATGATATTGAAAAAATCAAGAGTGGCATATTGATGCAGGGTGATTACACTCGTAAGACTCAGGCGTTATCTGACGAGCGCAAAGCATTTGAGGCTGAGCGAAACACATCTCTCGAAGAAACAGCAAGGCTGTTAGAGGTGGCTCAAGCAATGGTATACGGTCAGCGGCCAACCCATACAACTCAAGAGCTTTTAGCGTTAAAAGAGTCAGATCCCTATGCTTATGAACAAGCTTTAGAAGCAAAGGTTCTTTACGAACAAAAAGAATCTGAAATAAACGGTGTAGCCAGTAAAGTATCAGAGCAATACCAAGCACAACAAGCAGAGCAATTACAGGCTCAATCAGCACAACAGGCAGAATTGTTAATTCAATTAGAGCCTGGTTTCGCAGATCAAAACACTGCGACTCAGAAAGTAAGTGTAATGACTGAGTATTTTAAAGGCATTGGGGGCGACCCAGAGATGCTTAATACTGTAAATGACGCTATTGTGTTGAAGGTGTTACACGATGCTGCAATGGCTAGTCAATCGCAGAAACAGGTTGCTGAAAGTAAAGCTCCTAAGAAGAAGACTTCTAAAACTGTTATAAGGAAAGGAACGTCAAAGGGTCGAGCGGAAAAACAGGCTGCGGCAAAGAAAGCTAGATTTAAAAAGGCTATAAGGTCTGATGGATCTCTAGACAAAGAATCTGCCGTAGATTTAATTTTTGACTCTTTTAAATAGGTAAATAATCATGGCTACAATCGCAGGTAACAGCGCGTATGCTTTAGAATCTGTTGCTACAGGCTCTAACATTCGTGAAGACTTAGGTAATGTTATTTATAATGTTACTCCTTACAAAACTCCATTCTCGTCTGGCGTTGCAAAAACACGTGCAACTAACGACAACCACGAATGGTTAACTGACACTTTGGCTAACACAGCTCCAAGCTTTGCAGTTGAGGCAGATACTATTGGCGCTTCTTCAACTGACGGTCGAGTTCGTAAAGGCAACTTTGTTGCTATCTTACAAGAAACTGCAACAGTTTCTAAGAAAGCTGAAATGTTTGATCGTGCTGGTATTCCAGGAAAAGAAATGGCATATCAGTTGCTGAAGAAAGGTAAAGAGCTTCAGATGACTATGGAAAAAGCTTTGCTTTTAGCTGACAACGTAAAAGTTGCTCCAACTAACAGCACTGCTGGCGAGCCTGCCCCAGTTGCATCTTGGATCTTAACTAACCAAAGCAAAGCATCAAACGGTACTGACAACAGTGCATCTACAGGTCTAACTAAGCCAACATTAGGCGACAACCGAACATTTGAGGAAGCTTTCCTTACATCTGTTTTGGACGGTGTTTGGGACGGTTCTGGTGACTTTTCTAATGTTTCTATTATGGCTGATGCTGCCCGTGTAACTTCTATTCGATCAAAAGTAAATGGCATGGCAGGAGCTGAGGGTATGACTACCGATGTCTCTGCTGGTGAAATCTACAACCGAATTGCAATTTACCAATCTCAGTTTGGTCCTGTAAAAGTAATTCCTAACAAGCATATGCCTGCAAACCAAATTTACGTTTTGGATATGTCTTCTTGGGGTGTTGCATTTGGTGGTGGTAAAACTATCCACACTACTGAATTGTCAACTTCTACTTCTGCTGAGAAGCAACTTCTTGAGACTTACTTTACTCTTGAAGCTCGATCTGAAGAAGCAAACGGTGCGGTTTACTCTATTTCTTAATAGGGTTAATAAAGGACGGGGAGCTTCGGCTCCCTTTTCCTGTAACTAGGAGATTATTATGCCAAGCGGTATGGGTACATACGGAAAGAAACGAGGTCGTCCAGCGGCGGCTAAGCCTAAAAAGAAAAAAGTTAAGAAAGGTAAGAAGTAATGCCTGATCTAACCAAAAGGCAAAAAGATACGCTAGCTAGACATAAGCAGCATCATACATCTAAGCATATGGCTTTTATGAGAAAAGAGATGAAAAAAGGCAGCACCTTTACTGAGTCTCATAAAAAAGCAATGAAGAAAGTAGGGAGATAAAAATGCCAGCTAAAAAAGGTTTGTACGCAAATATTAATGCTAAGCGCAAAAGAATTAAAGCAGGTAGCGGTGAGAAAATGAGAAAGCCTGGCACTAAAGGCGCACCGACTGCAAAAGCATTTAAGCAAGCAAAGAAAACAGCTAAGAAAAAGTAATGGCTAAAGTTAGAATAAAACGTAAGACAGATCCTAGGCTTGCAAGAGCCGGGGTTTCTGGTTACAACAAGCCTAAAAGAACACCTAATCATCCTACTAAGTCGCACATTGTAGTGGCAAAGTCAGGTGATCAGATCAAGACAATACGTTTTGGTCAGCAAGGAGCAAAGACTGCTGGTAAGCCTAAGAAGGGTGAGTCAGAAGCAATGAGAAAGAAACGAGCATCATTTAAGGCTCGTCACCGTAAGAATATAGCCAGAGGACCTATGTCAGCGGCTTACTGGGCTAACAAAGTTAAATGGTAGGAGAGAGAAATGAGTGAGCAAAAGTTTACAAACTGGCATGGAAACATGAAGGAAGAGTGGACTGTTGAAAACGATGGTCGACTAAGATTAGATCAAACTCACGACATAACACAACTTCTTGAAGATAACAAGAATGCCAGAAACTCTGTAAGCAGTTGGAAAAAATACGATCCAAAGAAAGAGTTTCATCAGGTTTTAGATTTATCAATGACTGATGTTATGAGAATAAAGAAAGAGCATGGCGTAGACATTTTAGCGCAAAATGTAGACTGGAAATACGTCTTTAAGCTTATCCAGACACATTACCCATATATGAAAACCACAACAGCGAGACTGTAATGGCGATATTTACAAATGTAACAGAATTTAAAGCGTCTGTTAAAGACTGGTTAAATAGACCAGACCTTTCTGATAGTCTTATCGAAGATTTTTTGTACTTGGCAAATAGTGACATGCAAAAAAAGCTAAACACAAGAAATCAAATGACAATACAAACAAAAACTATTTCAAGTGCTGAAGCTTTAGCACAAAAGTTTTATTATCCTGGCGGTGCTGATGGAATTGTATCAATAAGTGATTCTAAAGGAAGAAGATTAAAGCCTGTTACTTTTGCTGAATATAAATTATATGCAGAAAATTCTGGAGAAAAAGCTTCAGTATTTGCAGGTGCTGGTAACGAAATATACATTGGCCCCAAAATAGCTCTTAATGATGTTTTTACAATACAATTCAAAGACGAAGACTCAACCATAAACACTAACTATCAAGAAACTGGGATTATTTCAGCAACTAGTCCGCTTCTTATGGGATCACTAATGTACGCATATATGTATTTAAAAGACGATAATAGAGTTGCCTTGTATAGAGAAAAGTTTGAAGATGCAATACAAGACATGAATAAGCAGTCTACCAGAACTTTAGGTTTAGGAAGAATAAAAGATGACAGTATTACTCAGTTTGGAGGGCCACTAGCGTGAGTTCAGCAATTAATGATACATTGCCGCAGCAGGGTAATGCCACAACCGCCAGCGTAAGAAATAACTTTGTCGCTGCTAAAACAGAAATAAATAACCTAGAAAGGTTAACAGAAGATAAAGTTGTTACGGCAGGGTCTGCTGATGCTCAAACTGCTAACTTTTCTAACGACGTAACTTTAGCAGAAGGTGTTAGAATTTCTGTAGAGATAGGCGCAGGATTAACAACAACTAGCGCAACACCTACTTTAAATGTTGATTCTACTGGCGCTAAAACTATCGTTCGTCAAGACGGATCTGCTCTTGTAGCTGGAGACTTAAAAGCTGGTCAATATTGCGATTTAATATATGATGCAACAGCAACTAAATGGGTATGGTTAAACTCTGTATCTGAATCGGCTAATTTAAAATCCCCTTCTTTAACTTCAGCCACTATTGCAGCAGGTGCTTTATCTGGTGACTTTTCTGGCGCACCTAATTTTACTGGCGCACCAACATCTACAACAGCAGCAGCAGGTACAAACACAACGCAAATAGCTACAACTGCATTTGCATTAGCTAATAATGGTGTGCAGGTTGCAGGGCAGTTTAGATTAAACGCAACAATTAATAGTTTATCTCCCCTTACAAACATAATTGGCGCAGGTTCAGGAGCAGGAACTTTTGTAGAAGCAACTCAAACTTATACTAGAATAGGATCAGCAATTACAAACACAAATGGAGTTTTTACTTTTCCTGAAACAGGGATATATTTAGTCGTATATCAGACTTCACATATACTTGGGGCAGGTGAAATTGATATTGTTAATTACATAACAGTAGCGGAAGATTGGAATGGATCATCAGGCACTTTCAACTCTGTTTCTAACCATCAATTAGGTAGTGGCGCTCAGGTTAGAGCCTCTGGAGTCTGCTTTGCCTTGATAGATATTGAAGATATCTCAAATCATGCAGTAAGGTTTGAGCTACATGGGCTTGCAAGTGCAACTACATCATTAGAGGGGTCTAGTAGCGAGACAGTAACAGGGCCAACTTTTGTTAAATTAGCGAACACATAATATATGCCATTTGAAACTGATAAAAAAAACGGGTTTAAGTTTGATGCGTCAGAGCTATTAAAGACTGGCGTATACCCTGAAGTCTTTGATCGCAGAATACCTTTTTGGAAAACTGTAGACGGTGTTCAGTACACCGAGTTTGGTATGCGTAGAAAGGCAGGTCGAGATCAGAAGCATGACTTTAGCACAGGCTCTCATACTACTACTAAGCCTATTCGTGGCATAGCGACTACGCTAGAGTTTGACGACAAAGTTGCCTACATTGGCGCATTAGATAAAATATTTTCATATCGACTTTCAAAAGAAGGGTTAGCGACAGCAGTTGACACAGTAGGTACAGGTTATACATTACTACAAAACGCTGGTGCAACGACTTGGGATTCTAGCTCAACTACTTGGGATTCTGGCGATACAGCCTGGGATGAGGGTATTAACGAAGCAGAACAATGGTCATTTGAAACCTTTGGCTCGTTTGTAGTAGGTGCTAAAGGTGGCACAAGACCTGTTATTAAAAAGAACAACGTCAACTTTAATACATTTAACGGAAGTAAGTCAGCAACCCCTACAGGATCAATAAGCGGCGTATTTATTAATGCATCAGGAAGTGGCTACGCTGTAAACGATACAATTACAAATATGACAGCCTCCGTAGGAAGCAACACTGTAGATTTAAAGGTAACGGAGGTTGGTGGTAGTGGCCAAGTTCTTGCGGTAGAGGTAACAGATTTTGGTGGGGCAGATTACACAAACTCTACAGCTTTATCAGGCGGAACATTATCTCCTGCTGGCGGTGATGGCAATTTAACCTGTACTGTCACTGTTCCTAACATAAATTACGACAAAGTAAGGATATTTAAGCGCCAAGGCCCGCATATGCTTGCATTTAACTATCAAGAAGGCGGCGTAGACTATCCTACTACTTTTTCTTGGTGTAGCGCAGACGATCTAGACGACTGGGTTGGCAGTGCAACTAATACAGCAGGTAATTTACAGATACGAGAAGCTACTGGTGAGATACGATGCGTAGCTCAACTAGGCAACAACTTAGCGGTTTACACACAAAACCAGATGTTTGTTGTCTCATACATTGGCCTTCCCAATATATTTGGTTACAAACC